ACCGCATTGGATCAGTTCCCAATGGCGGCCTGCTGCTGGTGGGCGGCGCCGATGTGCAGAAGGATCGCATCGAGGCTTCGGTCTGGGCCTTTGGCCGCGGCAAGGAGTCCTGGCTGGTCGAGCACCGGGTGCTGATGGGCGACACGGCACGCGATAGCGTCTGGAAGCGCCTGGCCGAATTGATCGCCGAGACCTGGACCCATGAGTCGGGCGCCGCACTGCCGCTGGCCCGGTTCGCGCTGGACACAGGCTTTGCCACCCAGGAGGCCTACAGCTTCGTGCGTGCCTGCCGGGATCCGCGGCTGATGCCGGTCAAGGGCGCGGCCAGGGGCGCGGCGTTGATCGGTACTCCGACGGCCGTCGATCTTTCTCAAGGCGGCAAGAAGCTGCGCCGGGGCATCAAAGTGTTCTCGGTCGCGGTTGGCATCGCTAAGCTGGAGTTCTACAACAACCTGCGCAAGGCCGCGGATGTCGCTGAGGACGGAGTCACCACCTCGTTCCCTGCCGGCTTTGTCCACCTCCCAAAGATGGACGCGGAGTTCATCCAGCAACTTTGCGCCGAGCAGCTGATCACGCGGCGCGACCGCAATGGCTTCGCCATCCGCGAGTGGCAAAAGATGCGCGAGCGCAACGAAGCGCTGGACTGCTATGTGTACGCCCGGGCGGCGGCGAGTTCAGCTGGACTGGATCGTTTCGAGGAGCGTCACTGGCGTGAGCTGGAGCGACAACTCGGGATAGAGATTCCAGCGGAGCTGCCGCCGCCGATTCAAGCATTCGATTCCAACAAGGCCACCGACCCAGGTGGCCTTTCTGTTTCTGGAGCCAGGCCAGCCGGCCGGCGCGTGATCAAGAGCCGCTGGTTGTCCTCGTGACTGGGGTCAAACCCGCGGACATCGTTTCTTTCATCGTCAGGAGTTTCATCCATGAGTTTGCAATCTCGCATCGAATCGCTCGTCCTGCGCCTGGCCGCGGAGTTCAAGACCATCTACGGCCAGGTCGGCACGCTGGCCAATTTGTCGACCACCGACAAGATCAACCTGGTTTCGGCGATCAACGAGCTGCGCGCGCAGATCGGGGCGCTCGAGGGCGCATCACTAATCGACGACGTCAACTCGGCGTCGCTGTCGACCACGTTCTCGGCTTCCAAGATCACCGGTCTGCTGGATGCGCTCAAGGCCGACCTGCTGGGCGGCGCGGATGCCGCGTTCGACACCCTGAAGGAACTGCAGACGGCGATCCAGAACGACCAGTCGGGAATTGCCGCACTGCTGGCGGCCGTCGATGCCCGGGTGCGCTTCGATGCTGCACAGGCTCTGACCGCCACCGAGCAGGCCCAGGCGCGCAGCAACATCGGTGCGATGTCCGCCGCTGCCGTGGGCGACCCCGAGACGGACTTCGTTGCCATCTTCGGGTCGGCACTCGCCGCAGTCTGAGCATGAGCCTGGTCCAGAAAATCTCCGCCCTCGCCGCGGCCGTGGGCGTCGAGGTGAAGTCCCGCATCACCGCGTATCACCCCGGTGTCGTCAAGGCCTGGGTGTGCTTCGGCTATGTCGGCGGGCAGATGGTGGTCCGGGCTGCCTACAACGTCCAGAGCGTGATCCGGCTGGCCGCGGGCAAGTACCGGGTGACGTTCACTCGGGCGATGCCCGATGCGAAATATGCCTGGCACGCCTTCGCACGCCAAGGGGGCGGTCAGGCGTCTTTGCAGTTTGCCGCCGCGCGTCCCACAGCCGAGGCCAAGACCGCCGACTACCTCGAGGTGATCTGCGTGACGCCAAGCGGAACGCTCTCGGACACCGCCGAGATGAACCTCATGGTGCTGCGCTGATGGCCTACACCGATGCCCAGCTCCAGGCGCTGGAGACCGCGCTGGCCCGCGGCGAACGCCGTGTCACGTTCCAGGACAAGACCGTCGAGTACCGCTCGGTCGATGAATTGAAGGCGGCAATCCGGGAAGTCAAGCGCGGAATCTTCGAGCAGGCGACCGCCACCGGGATGTGGCCAGGTGCACCACGCCAGATCCGGGTCACGACCTCCAAGGGACTCTGATGGCCTGGTTCCCAACATTCCGTACGTTGTTTGGCAAGCCATCCCCCACTTACGACGGGATCGGCGGCGGACGGCGCGCAGTCGCCTGGCAGGTGGCCAACCCTGGTGCGGTGGCTGCGCTTGCCTTTACCCAGAACGAGTTGCGCGCCAAGAGCCGCGACCTGGTTCGCCGCAATGCCTGGGCCGCCGCCGGCGTCGAGGCCTTCGTCGCCAATGCCATCGGCACCGGGATCAAGCCGCAGTCGATGGTCGCGGATCACGCGCTGCGCGAGGCCATCCACGCCCTTTGGCGGGACTGGTGCGAGGACGCAGACGCTGCCGGCCTCACCGACTTCTACGGGCTTCAAGCACTCGCCTGTCGCGCGATGCTGGAAGGCGGCGAATGCCTGGTGCGGCTGCGTTACCGGCGTGCCGAGGATGGCTTGACCGTCGGTCTGCAACTGCAACTGCTGGAGCCGGAGCACCTGCCCACCACGATGAATGTGGAGCTGGCCTCAGGCAACGTGGTGCGTGCCGGCATCGAATTTGACCGCCTCGGGCGCCGCGCTGCCTACCACCTGTACCGATCTCATCCCGGTGACGGAGCGCTGTCCCCGATGTCGGGGACGGGCGGCATGGAGACGGTGCGGGTGCCGGCCGCCGAGGTTGTTCACCTCTTTCGCCCCCTGCGTCCTGGCCAGATCAGGGGCGAGCCCTGGATCGCCAGGGCCCTGGTCAAGCTCAATGAGCTGGACCAGTACGACGACGCGGAGCTGGTGCGCAAGAAGACGGCGGCGATGTTTGCCGGCTTCATCACCCGGCTGGCGCCCGAAGACAACCTGATGGGCGAAGGGCTGGCCGACCCCGGTGGTGTGTCGGTGGCCGGCCTGGAGCCGGGCACCTTGCAGTTTCTGGAGCCGGGCGAAGACGTGAGGTTCAGCCAGCCGGCCGATGTAGGTGCCAGCTACGCGGAGTTCCTACGGATGCAGTTCCGTGCCGTGGCCGCGGCCATGGGAATCACCTACGAGATGCTCACCGGCGACCTGACGCAGGTGAACTACTCCTCGATCCGCGCCGGCTTGCTTGAATTCAGGCGCCGGTGTGAGGCCATCCAGCATGGCGTGATCGTGCACCAGCTGTGCCGACCCATCTGGCGGGCCTGGATGGAGCAGGCCGTGCTCGAAGGCGCGCTCGCGGTGCCGGGTTTTGCGCTGCGCCGGCGCGAGTACCTGGCCGCGAAATGGATTCCCCAGGGCTGGCAATGGGTCGATCCCAAGAAGGAGTTTGACGCCATGCTCACCGCCATTCGCGCCGGCCTGCTCTCGCGGTCGCAGGCGATCTCGGCCTTTGGCTACGACGCCGAAGACATCGACCGCGAAATCGCGGCGGACAACCAGCGCGCCGATGGGCTGGGGCTGGTCTTTGACTCCGACCCCCGAGCCGGAGGCGACCGCAAGTACGCCGGGGGCAACCGCAAGTACGCCAGCGCCCAGCCGGGTCCCGTTGCCCCACAGGAGAACTGATATGCAGCTGGTCCACCTGGCGTCCCGCCTGTACGGGACGCCGCTTCTCATTGCGCGCCCCAAACTCGACGTGATCCTGTCGGTGCTCGGGCCGCGGATCGGGCTGCCGGAGGTCAGTAGCGCCGTGCCGCTCCCTCTCCCGGTCCAAAACACTGCGCTGACACCCGAGACGGTGGCCGGGATTGCGGTGATTCCGGTGCACGGGACCCTGGTGCGGCGGGTGCTCGGGCTGGAAGCGGCGTCGGGCCTGACTTCCTACGGCGAGATTGCGGCGCGTCTGGATGCGGCTGTGAACGATCCGCAGGTCCAGGGCATCCTGCTGGACATTGATTCTCCGGGCGGCGAAGCCGGTGGCGTGTTCGAGTTGGCCCAGCGTATTCGCGCAGCGAGCATCCTCAAACCGGTCTGGGCCCATGCGAACGACGCTGCCTATTCAGCCGCCTATGCGATCGCCGCTGCTGGCTCGCGCCTGAGCCTATCGCAAACCGCCGGTGTCGGCTCGATCGGCGTTATCGCCTTGCATGTCGATCAGTCGGTCAAGGATGCCAGGGAGGGCCTGGCCTACA